AGTGGTTTGTAACGACGATATTGTCTTTACCCCAACGACCTGGCAGGCACTATCTGAGGACGTTTCCAGACTCAAAAGTGAAAATATCCCCCTCGGTTGGGTCGCCTCCCGATCAGATTATGCCCGTGGCTTGCAGAATATCAGAATTGGCAAGGGGCCGATGAGTTGGTTTCGCTACGAGACCGAGAACTCTATTATTGAGACCGACGTCATTGCGCCGATCTGTGCCTACATCCAGAAAAGTGACTGGATCGACTTCCCGCCCCTGACCTGGTATTCGGACGATGTGAGCTGTTTGGACCTCCAGAAAGCCGGTAAACGGCACTTTATCTCCCGCGCCTATGTTCACCATGTGGGCAGCCAAACCTGTGGATTCGACGCCAAGAATCTTATAGAATCCGCGAAACCTTGGATTCGGGAGAATAGGCCAGAACTTTACGACTTATGGTTTCGGAAGAAAGACTAAAAAATTGGGCCTGGTACTGCGCCTGGGGTCATGTTGGCCCCGAGGTTCGCACCACCGCCGCTTCTGCCGAGGGTAATTACGAATCCGAAGATGTCTTTGAGGGCGAAGAACCCCGACTTGAACCGGACATGATTGACGGGGAAATAATTGAACAAGCGGTCAGAAAACTTCCAGAAAAATACCGCAAAATCTTAAAAGCACGTTTTATAATGTATCCGTACCATCTTCAGCATACCGTGGCTCAAAGACTGCGGATGTCGGTGGACAGGCTCGAAAGTGAACTTATAAACGCAAAGAGGAGATTGACCAATGAACTTGAAAGAGATCGCTCAAGGCACACCCGAGTGGCTGAAAGCCAGGCTGGGATGTGCGACAGCATCACGGGCTAATGACTTCTGTGCCGCCGAAACAACTGCGGCTTACCAAAATCTACTGTGGCAACTGGTAGCAGAGCGAGAAACTCAGATTGTCGAAGAAGCCTATGTCAACGCAGATATGCAACGCGGAACCGAAATGGAACCCATCGCCCGCGCAGCATACGAGGCCCACACAGGGACTTTTGTCACCCAAACGGGCTTCTGGCTCCACCCGATCCCGTTCTTTGGCGCTTCTCCTGACGGACTGGTCGGAGATGAGGGTCTTATCGAAATCAAGTGTCCAAGAACCTCAACACACCTCCGCTACAGAAGCGAAAACAAAGCCCCCACGCAATACAAGCGACAGATGATTTGCCAACTGCTGTGTACTGGCAGGAAGTGGGTGGACTTTGTGAGCTTTGACAACAGGGTCAGAGACTCCAAGCAACTTGTTATCGTGCGGTTTGAACCAAAGCAATCAGACCTAGACGAGATGCTAGAGAAGGTTCAGGCTTTCTTGGCTAACGTAGAAAAGGAGATGCAATGAACTGGACTGTATTTGTGGTGGATTGGGACTCTCTGGGGCCGCTAAAGTTTTGGCTATTTATCATGGCCGTAATGCTTTTATCTGGGTGGCTTGAATGGCGGCGTGGCTGATAGCGGGGATCGGAATTGTTTATCTTGTTGTCGCGGTGGATTTGTTTGTTCGCGGTAATTGGGGCTTGGGCATTGCTTTTCTGGGGTATAGCCTTGGCAATGTAGGTCTTTACATGGAGGCAAAATGACACAGACCGACTGGGTGTTGAAGGAGGGTAGGAGAAAGTGGATAACACCGCTGGATGCTTACTTAGGATGTGGGTGCTTGCGGCTGGCCGCGAGGATCAAGGACTTGAAGAATATGGGCTACATCGTAGCTACAAAAACTGTTCACAAGAACGGAAAACATTTTGCGGCTTATCGCGTGAAGGAGAGAAAGAATGGCTGATTACACAAACTCTGGCGTTTTGTTTAAGAACGAATCGCCCAACGAAAAGGCTCCGGCTTACAAAGGCAAGATCAACGTAGACGGAAAGGAATACGAGCTTGCTGCCTGGCTAAAAGAAGGCAAGAATGGCAAGTATATGAGCCTAAAGGTGCAGGAGCCGAGAGAGAAAAAGCCCAAGCCAGAACCGACGTTTGACGACATTCCTGACGATCTTCCGTTTTGAGGTGACTATGAACTGTGCTTATTTGTCATACGAAGAAGAGGGCGGTCGAGTTTTGTTGGACGCCAAGTTTTTTGAACTTGACAGGGTAGTGCAACTCGATCTTTTGCAAGATTGGCAACACGATCTTGAGCGCGTGTATGAATCAATTCTTGAATTAGAGCCGAGGAAAAAGAAATGAGTATCTTTTACGACGTAGATGCCTTTATGAAGGCGGCGGGACACGGGCCGGACCCTAAAAAGGTCTCGCTCTACCTAGACTTGGTGCGGGAGGAGATGGGGGAGTTGGAGCAGGCGATGGCTGACTACCACGCCTCCGAGAACTTGCAAGACGAGCAGCTTGCAAAAGCGGATGCTCTTGATGCCATCTGTGACACCATCTGGGTCTTAGTTGGGCTGTCTCGGACGATGGATTTGCCCGTGGATCAGGGATGGGATGCGGTCACGATCACAAACTTGCGAAAGGTGGACCCAGAACTCGGAACAGTAATCCGCGACGAGAATGGCAAGATCCAAAAACCGCAGGGCTGGAGACCGCCAGATATGTTGAGGATCATACAAAACTACGACAAGCGTGGATAAGGACTTTGTAAGGCGGCTGTTTGTCTACAAGCATGGGGTGTTGTTTTGGCGCGACAGGCCGCCCGAGGACTTTAAGCGCATCAACGCTTACAAGATGTGGAATAAGCGTTACGCTAACCGTCCCGCTGGATCAGTAAACTCCCGTGGGTATGTCAGGATAGCAATTTATAAGAAATACTATTTTGCCCACAGACTTGTATGGCTCTACCATCATGGGGTTTTCCCTGAGATGCTGGACCACAAGAACGGAAAAAAGACCGATAACAGAATATCCAATCTAAGGGCCGTAATTTGCTCTCAGAACCTTTGGAACGCGAAGAGGTACTCCCATACCAAGAGCAACATAAAAGGCGTCTACGAGCGGAAAAAAGGGGTTTACGAGGCACATATCTGCGCGAATGGCAAAAGAACTTATATCGGCAGGTTTACTTCTAAGAAAGCTGCGGCAGGAGCAGTCCGAGCAGCAAGAAAGTCTTTACACGGTGAGTACGCCCGCCACGGGTGAGTTTTGGGCGACCAAGAAAGAAATCTTACAGGTAATGATGTCCCAGCACGAGGCAAAGATAGAGGGGCTTGCCCGCCATGTGTTGAAGATGAGGACAAAAGCGGAGAGGAGGAAGTGGCTGGAGAGGTTCGAGGAAAAGAACGGGCCAGAACTGACCTACGAGCTTAAAGACAAAATATTGGAGTTAGTTAAGGAAGAGCGCGACTTCAGCCTTACGCCTGCGGACCAGTCCCGGTAACTCCTTACCGCCGCCCTTGGTATACATCATAAAGCCCTCAGCAATGCTATCCAGGGGTTCATCTCGTAGGATGCGCTGGCGTAGTGTAGAGCGTTGAAATCCTCCGACACCGATGTTGTAGCTAAGAGCGACGCAAGCGTCAAAAAGGCTTTGACGCCCAGTAAGATTGGGAGCAAGTCGAAGAACACCACGCTCAAAACTAACGAGCAGAGCTTTGAAGCGTTCTTCAATCTCCGACTTGGACCAGGTACGGTTGTCTGCATCTCTTAACGGATATTCCTTGCGAATCAGGCCAGTATAACCATCCTGCCTAACCATCGGCAGTTTGATCTGGTCTTGGTAGAGCACCTCGCCGTAACCCACCGTCCAAAGATGGGCTGGGCAGAGGTATGGTTTGTCACGATACCCCTCGAACTGGTGCATCAAGTGGATGCCTTTGTCAGAGGTTCTCACTTCTTAGACCATCCCCGTGACCCGAACCAAAATCCAATAATACCGCCAAGCATAGCCATCTCGTCCTCAGAAAAGATAAGGTCGGTAGCGGCGATAAACTGATCCACGGTCAGGGTTCCTAGTCCTTGCTTAAACAGCAGGAAGTAGACCAGACCCATGTTAATCAGCACAAGCTCCAGCACGAAGATGTAAGTCACGGTCGGACGGACGGTTGCTACATAGTTGACCGCCCACTTGCTTGCCTTGTCCATGATCTTTTTGTCATGGTCGAGTGCCGCGTTTTGCATCTGCGCCTCGGACTGCATGGCAACCTGATCTGTCCGAATCTCCTCGATTTTAGCTTGGGCAGCAAAACCTTGGGCCGCCATCTGCAACTGCATTTCGTTTTGCAGTCTGGCGAGGGATAATTCGTGCGCTTGGTCAGACTTGTTTTGAAAAAAGTCTAAGACTTTCGGTAAG